GCTCTTCCGATCTCTCGTTTAAACACCCCAAAATGTTTAAGTTATTCATAGGGTTAGCGTTGTTACTTAATCTCATTTGTAGCCCCTTGACCTAGCTCGCCTGCTAATGCTGCATATCCACACATATCAATAGCGTTATCAACATGCGATGGACTATGTTTGTATCTAGCTATCTTGAGTAGCGTCATTAGTATTGCAACATCTTGAGAGGTGATTGAATAATCGAGGTATGCAGACCATAGCCTAGCAATATTAGCAAAGTTATCTTCTGCGTGACCATGCGTCTGTTGTCTATCGTTGCATATATATTCATTAGCTGTTTCTAATATTTCTGTCTTATCCATGTCTTGCCTTTCTTATAATATAAATAATACACACTATACACACTAACCATTTAGCATAGTCTAATGCACACAATATATCACATAGCATATACTCATCCATCTATGCGTAAGGGCGTGTGCCTGACTTATCTATGATAAGCGCTTGCTTCCTTGCTATATAACCTTCACCATTAGTTACAGATATATGCACCCAACTATCAAACTCTCTAATCAATTGATCGTATTGTATATCACTCTTAATAATCTTCTTAACTATCTGATCGGGAGTTAATCCATCTATTCTAATATCTGCCGCACATCCTATGCAATGCTGACTTGTTGGCTTACTACCTAATAAAGAATTAACTGTAATACTACGATAAGCACTATTGATACGGATAGGTTGATTAAATAAAGCACGAACATTTTCAAGTAATTCGGCAACGCGGGTAAGATTAGCAATTGCAAACTTATCAGGATTGTTATCCAAACTATGTCTTTTAGCAATATCACTATAAGATAATTCTTCTAATGTAAAGTGTTCTGATAATTTCATTTCTTTATACTTAAATACATTCTTTCGCCTATTATAAAACTCATACATGCACCTGTCATATCTAAAAATACTGACACAATGCCTAATTGTATGCCTGGTGAGTAAACTACAAATATTGTAGCAATCAATATAGTTGTAATAATTACATATCTATATGATGCTCTTAAATCAACAATCCACTTTGATGGCTCGCCTGATGGTGTATCTAATGCGGCTAATGCTTTAAGCTTTTCTGTTTCAGCTTGTATTAATTGAATGCGCTCTTGCATGTTTTGTGGTTGTCCACCCGCTCCGCCTGTAAACTTTGCAAAGATACCTCTAACGCCATCAGTAAATGCTGGCACTAATGCAGGCAATATCAATCCTAAAATTCCACCCATATTAAAATTCCTCTATATTAAATTTATACATATCACAAATTCTTTTAGCTATCTTATTAAACTTTAACTCATGTTGGTCAAAGTCCTTATGATTGCTTTTATATAATGCTACATGAATACATTCGTGCATCATAGTTTGAAAGATATGATCCCAAGTATCGCACATTTTATCTATTTCTATTCTCATTGGTTCTGTATGAAAATAACCAAACACTTCATTAGTATTTATTACACTAAATGAAATTTTGTGCGGCTGTGGCATAGGGTATTCATTAAATGGCGGTAGTGATGCACATAACTTATATATTTTACGCAAATTCTGTTTGGTCAGCAATTTGTTTGGCATAATCTGTGTCATTGTATTCAACGATTCCATTTGGTGAGTAATAAAGATAAATGCCCTTGTTTTCGTCTTGAGTTTTTAAAGTGTGATGGGGCGCACACAAACTTTGAAACAAATTACTTTTAAACTTATTTTGATCTTGTCTATGAGGGAATACATGGTCTATATGAACTGCTTGAACCACTTTGCCCTCAAGTAAACAAGCTGCACATAATGGCTTTTTGCTTAATTGAATAACTCTTTGTTTCTTCCAAAAGGCAGTTGAATATAATTTACTATTTTCTTTGCCTTTTTCTGTTATAGCCCCACCATGATCGTTGCAAAAGGTGGATCGGCTAGTCTTTTGATTATTACAGCCCAATTCCCTACATTTAGTGTTTAGTGGCGCTGTTGGCATTGTTTTTAAGAATCATAAGCATGTTTCTTTGCATTGTAGTAATTTTAGGATTGCCAAGCATTTTATCAATATCAGACAATGGAAAATTCCAAGTTTTAATTTCTTGATTCATTTCTAAAGTTTTATCCACTAAATAATCTATTGCTTCTTGTATTGTTTTTGACATTATTAATCCAAAAAAGTTAAACGATATACAGTTGAATCAAGTAACGACATAAGATTATCAACGCTATTTTGAATAGAGCTGTAATCACCTACAATTGCTCTGTTTTTTACTAAAAAATCTCTAACTGCTGTAACTTCTGTTAGCGCATCAGAATTAGGTGCTTCATAAGTTGCTGGATATTCCACAATCATTTGATATGCGCCTTGCCATTCCTCAATAATTGAATCCACAAGATCAGGCAATTGCTCATAATACTTTTGAAGCGCTTTGTGTTCTGAATATGATTTAGTTTGAAGATGTAAAAGATGACCATTTGTTGCGGCATGAAGAAGTTTTAAAAAGAATTCGCCAATAGTTACTTGTGGCACTTCAATTACAGCTTCATTGATTGAATATACTTTTTTCATAAGATTACCTATTCATTAAATAAATGGCTATTGCCATGATAAAAACACCGAACAATAATTCTATCATAAATTACCCTTGATTAAGTTTAAAGTTTCTGCTAATAACTCTGCTTCTGTTCCAAACTTTCTTTCAAACTCTTTAGCCCCAGCATGAAAAGCTATGCCATATCCACCATTTCTATGATGATTAGGGCATAAAGGGTAAGCTAAACTCCAATGAGCGCGCTTATGACCTTGCCCTGCTCTCATGTGATGTATTTCAGGTGCAGAATAACTCCAACCTTCTCTTTTACATACTATACATCCTAATTGTGACAGTTTTTCGTAGTGCTTTCTTTCATCTTTAGTCATTTAATTGTTTTGAAAATTCAAATAAGTCCATAGGAAGTAATTTATTAAAAGGCACATAATGGCATTTATAACCACCCTGACCACCTAATTTTGACCCAAAATCTTTTAATGGTGCTTCATCTACTTGCTCATGCACCGCATAACCTATTAATATAGCTTTCATTCCAGCTTTAATTTCTTTAATTTCTTTAGGAATATCTAATAAAATTTGCACATAAAACTTTGGTTTTCTTTTTTTAGCATAATCTTCTCTAACTAATAAATGTAAATTGTCTTGATATGGATGTGCGCTTGTTTTAATTTCTATTTCACCAAAAAAATCTACCTTTCCTTTTGTATTATAAAGATTATGAAGTTTCCAATCTTTTAAATACCATTTAGCAAATATCAATTCACCAATTAATCCTAACACTGTATCGTAAGGTGAAGTTTTAGTTCTATTTACAGTTGTATATTTAGAAGCTTGTATTGCGGCATCTAACATTTCTTGATCTATAAATGTATAAGGTTTATTCATCCATACTCCATCCTAGTTGCGAAAAATAAGTTTCTATATGTTGAATATAGGCGCTAAATTGCTCAATAGTTAAATCTGTGGTTGAGCGCACATAAGGCACTTGCACTTCATTAATTATCTTTTGTTCTGTTAAAAATAAATGTCCACAAAGTAAATGCACTTCCATTGGAAGATACCCTGTAAAATTACTAATGCTTTTATATAACTTGCCCCACAAAAACTTGTTTGCTTCAAGTGACCTTACATTATCAGCTTTTTCTTTGATCGTAACTTTTGGTGTCTTGCCTTCTTTGATTAGTTGTTCCAAATAAATCATTAATTGGGGCATGTTCTGTTTGCTCACTATCCAATCTCTCTGCTTCATCTTTTAGCGCCTTTGCGTCATTGTGTATTTTAATCATCTTGTTTGCATCCCATAATACAAATCTTTTTGCGCCATCCGCAAGAGTATATTGAGATATGTAAAAATTATTGCGTTCAATGCAATATTTACTAATTTTGCTCCATTTATTTTGCATTTGTGGCTTCCTTTGCGAATTTAAGTGATATAGCTGGATAATTTTTGGGATTAGCAATAATCCTTTTAGCCCATGCCCTCATATCTTTAGGCTTATTATTATCTTGTTCTGCCATAAACTTTAAAACCTCATGCGAATACTTATGATTTTGTTGTTTTGATAATTTTGGTGCTTGTAGTTGCACAAACTCAATTGGCTTTTCTCGACAAAATTGTAATATGTCAAAAACTGTTGGCATAAACTTACTACTATCAACATGCTTGTCAAAAGCTTTTGTTACTGCATTAAATTCATATTTCTCTAACTTTGCAAACCAAACTCGAAGTGTATCCTGATCTAATGGTTGCTTTTGATAAAGCGTTGTAACTGTGTCCATCATTTG